GTGTCGCTACCTGAGCTACTCAGCGGCAGCGACCCGGCCAAGCTCGAGCCCCTCTGGTACCGCCTGAGCCTGGGCGGACTGGGGAGCAAGCGGCTCGTCAAGATCTTCCGCGTTCGGATCGACCGGATCCAGGCCGCCATCCGGAAGCATCGCGACGCAGCGCGGCCCGAGCCTGTGACGCACACCCTCACGGTCGACGGCTACCCCTGCGAGATCGAGGAGGTGGGCCGTGCTTCGTAAGGTGACCATCCGGCATTCGGTCAGCCGCGCCGAGACGCAGGTCGCCGCAATGCGACTCGACGAGGAGCGCCGCACCGTGCACGTCCGCTACGGCATGGGGGCCCTTCACGAGATGAGCCTCATCAGCGGCCAGGGCGTGGGCGCCATCGGTTCGTGGCGCCTCGAGCGGGCCGACCTCGAAGCGCTCCGCGCCATCGCCACACGCGAGGGCATCCACCTTCCACCCCTGAGCGACCTGGTCCCGAGCGCGCCCGTGCGGCGCGCCTCGGTGCGACCGGTCGAAACCGACCCCCGACAAGCTTCCCTCTTTGGAGGTTCCCGATGACTGACGAGACGATCGTCGACCACATGGTCGACGCGCAGGGGCGCCTCGTGCCCCGCAAGCTGGTGAAGGACATCGACCTGGCGCGCGACTCCCTCGTGCGCGAGCTCATCGGCAAGGCGGTCGCCTTGTCCAAGCTGCTCGCCGCCTTCAAAGCCGAGGCCGCCCGGGACCTGCAGGCGTTCGTCGACTTGAGCGCCGAGCAGTACGGCGTCACCGTCGGTGGCGGCAAGGGTAACCTCACGCTCCTCTCGTACGATGGGCGCTTCAAGGTGACGCGGCAGATCGCCGATCACCTGGTGTTCGACGAGAGGCTGCAGGCTGCGAAGCGGCTCATCGACGAGTGCATTCGCGAGTGGTCGGCTGGCAGCGACGACAAGATCCGGGCGCTGGTCGAGCACGCCTTCCAAGTCGACAAGCAGGGCAAGGTGTCGACCGAGCGCGTGCTTGGACTGCGCCGCCTGAACATCGACGATGCGACATGGCTCCGCGCCATGCGCGCCATCTCCGACTCCGTTCAGGTGTCGAGCTCCAAGAGCTATCTCCGCTTCTACGAGCGGGTTGGTGACTCCGAACAATGGCAGGCCATCAGCTTGGACCTCGCGAGCGTCGAGGAGGTGGCGTCATGAGCAAGCCACGCGAAACGTCAGAGCTCTCGATCACCTGCCCGGCCTGCCACCGAGAGTGCCTCTCCACACTGGACGGGCGCTGCATCTGGTGCATCCAGGCGGAGGCCACCGCCCTGCAGGCGGAGCTCGACCGGATCGTCGACGTCATCATGAACCGCCACCCCGAGACGTGGGCGCGTGTCGGCGTGACGTCTGCCCTCGAGGAGGTGCGGCAGGTGCTCGAGCAGGGCGCGGCCACGCACCCGGATCCGTGGCAGCCCCTCGGGATCGCGCACCACGTCCACAAGGCATACGGCCACCGCGCGCGGTACGGCAGGTGCATCGACTCCGGCCGGCACCATCGTGCCCACGCGATCGCTCGCGACCTCTTCGCCCTGCAGCTCGAGCTCGAGCGCGAGTGCCAGGAGGGTCGGTCATGAGCACCCGCGTGAACCAGCCCCGGATCTCGCCCACTGCGCGAGTCCGGAAAGGGCTCCTTGAATGCGCCTACCTCATCGAGGAAGGCACCATCAACCGCCACGTCGTCGCGCACTTCCTGCGCCGGTACGCTCAGGCACTGGAGACGGCCGAGCTCGCCAGCTCCGAGGTCACGGCGGAGCAGGTCGACGAGACGACCATCGATCTGCCTCTCGCGACCGCGCTCTGCCGTCAGATCCTCTCGGGCCGCATCCGAGAGATCCGCTGGTGCGCCGTCGAGGCCATCGCCGGCACCGCCCTCGTGCTCGCCGCCCGCGCGCAGGGAAAGCAGGTGCGGGCATGACCACGAACCATGAGGAGTTCGAGCGACTCGCCGACGAGCTGCAGCCCGACGCGGAGAAGCGCCGCACCATCGTCTCGCTCGCTGAGACCATCTCCGCGCAGGCATGGGGCGCGCTCGAGAAGGCGCACAGCGGGGACGCCGACGAGGTGATCCGCCACGCGACGATCGTGGCGGCCCACTGCTACCGGATCGTGGGGCAGCTCGGGGGCAACCTCGACGAGGAGCTCGCTCGCTTGCGCGATGAGCTCCGAACCGGCGACCGCTTGCGGCTCGCCATCGAGCGACAGATCGAGTCCGAGGCACTTGTCGCGGAGGGCGCGTGATGGCTGGCGCACCGAGGCCCTTCGTGCCGGCGCACCGCTGCCATGCAGTCGGGTGCTCCGTCGAGGTTCCGCCGCGCCTGCTCATGTGCCGGTCGCACTGGCGCATGGTGCCTCGACGCCTGCAGATCTGCGTGTGGGCCGAGTACCGACCCGGGCAGGAAAGGGACAAGCGCCCCTCTGCCCGCTACCTCGCGGTGATGCACGCGGCGATCGCGGTCGTCGCTTCGAAGGAGCAGCGGCACGGTGAGGCCGGTGAGGCGCGAGAGCGCGCCGACCTGTTTCGTCGGGCGGTGCTCGAGCACGGCGGGCGCGACCCGCTCGCCGGAATCGACCTGCCCGAACCGATGCCCTCACCGTCGGAGGCACCATGACAACCGACGCAATGGTGACGGAGCTGCGCAAGTCCGTGCAGCAGGCCCTGTGCTACTGGGCTGAGCACTACGCCACCGAGTACAAGCGGGTGCTCGAGCTCTGCGAGCGCGCCATCGCGCTCGCAGGAACCGGCGCACGCGACGAGGCAGCCGCCGCGCTCTGCGAAGCCATCGACGTCGAGCACGACCTGACGGGTGACTGCGAGATCACCGACGGCCTCGGTGAGGCTCTCTGGCCCGGCGAGTGGGAAGAGTTGCACGAGCGAATCTTCTACGGGCAGGACGAGGCGAGCGACGACGAGGAGGAGGACGAGACATGCATTGGTTGACCGTTGGGCTGTACGCCTACGCCGGGATCGCTCTGGCGACCGGCACTGTGGCGGCCATCGCCATGGCGACAGCGAAGCCGCCGCAGAGGTTCGAGATCGGCGAGGCCGTCCTATTCGGGTACGCCATCGGCGCAGCGTGGCTGGTGATACTGGTCGCCTACGTGCTCGACCGAGTCAAGGAGCGCAAGCGGAGGGCGAGGCAATGACGAACCGCATCGTGTTTCTCTCGCAAGAGGCGATTGATGCCTTCTCGCTCTGCGCGCGGGTGACCGAGCTGCAGCGCACGAGATTCTTTTTCGACACGAGCATGGCGTTGCTGGCACTCGAGAAGGAGGTTGGACTCCCGCTTGATCGCATCACCAAGGAGCTTGAGATCGTGGATGGTGAGCTCGTCCCCGGGCCGAACCTGAGGCGCCTCGCAACCATCATCGAGACGTTCCTGCGTCGGAGCGAGATGCGCGGAGTTCCGAAGGAGGGCGCCTGATGGCCCGCGATCGCACCAAGCGACCGATGCGCGACCCGAAGCTGCTGCGCAAGCCTCTCTCGGGGTGCAGCCCGAGGTTCCCAATATGCATAGGGCGCGCCGCACGGGATTGCTGCACCTGCGTGACGGTTGGCGAGATGATCGAAGATCTGGAACGTCAGCTCCGCGAAGCGCGCGCAAACCTCAAACACTGGCAAGAACGGAGCACCCGATGAACCGCCGCGGCCTGCTCGCTCTGGTGCACTGCGCACGGAAGGACCTCGCCCTCAGCGAGGACACCTACCGCGCGGTGCTCGAGCAGGTCGCGGGCGCGAGCTCCGCGCGCGACCTTGACGATCGTCAACTCGGGAAAGTTGTCGACCACTTCAAGCGACTGGGGTGGAAGCCGAAGAACCAAGCAGCGCAGCGCCCAAGCGACAATCCGCAGGCGCGCAAAATTTGGGCACTGTGGGGGGACCTGTGTAAACGGAAAGGTCTCGTGCGCACCCCTACTCGCGCAGCGCTCCGCGCGTTCTGCAAACGACTCACGGGGGTGAGCGATCCAGAATGGCTGACCCCCGAGCAGGCAAACACCGTCATCGAGAACCTCAAGACGTGGCGTGCCCGAGGAGGATCGGCGTGACGGACCTCGAAACCTGGCCAGAGGTTCTGAGGCGATGGGCCGAGATCACATCCCCCGAGGCCGTTCTCCAGATCGTCGAGAAATACGGGGGCCTTGAACGAGTGCACATCCCGAAGACGCCGCGCGAGGACCATGAGATCTGCCGCCTCATCGGCTTCGCTCACTGGGCACAGATCTGCCGCGCCTACGGCGGCGAGCGAGTGGACATCCCGCGAGGGGCCTTCATGCGCCTACGGAAGGCCGAGATCATCGACCTGGCAAATCAGGGTGTCGCCCATCGTGAGATCGCGCTTCGCACCCGAACGACCCAGCGCTATGTTCGGAGCGTGTTGGGTCGCGAGCGAAGCCGTGCCGACGCCCGACAGATGCGCTTGCCGTTCTTAGACTTCTAGCGGAACACATCCGTCCAGCTCGCGCGGCCCTCCCTGTGGCACGCACGGGGAGTGACCGATTGGGACCTCGCGCTGAAGGTGTTGCAGCTCGTGCTGTGGGCCATGGTTGGCGCCTACACATGGCAACAGGCGCGCCACCGGGCGACCCGTGAGCACGTCGAGCACCTCGAGCGAGAGGTCGGCGAGCTACGCCGCGAGCACGGCGTTTTGGCTGAACGCGTGCGGCACCTGCCGACGGCCCGCGAGGTGGCGGAGCTGACGGGCGCCGTGCGTGAGCTCGGGGCGAAGTTCTCAGGCGTCGAGTCCGGGCAAGCTGCCGCCCTCGTCCGACTCAGTCGGATCGAGGACTACCTGCACAAGGTGACCTGATGAGCTTCACCGAACACCTAGCCGAGGACCGTCGCCTTGCCCTGCTGCGGGTGCTTGAGAGCCTGCCGGGCTACAGCACCAACGACTCGGTGCTGCATACGGCACTGAACAGTCTCGGGCACCACGTCTCCCGCGACACCGTGCGCGGTGATGTGGCATGGCTCACCGAGCAAGCGCTGCTCACCTCCCAGCTCGTCGCCGGATCTGTCACCGTGGCCACGCTGACCGAGCGCGGCTGTGACGTGGCCGCCGGGCGAGCTCGTCACCCGGGCGTGAAGCGCCCGACCCCGAGGAGCTGACATGCCGCCGCGCAGCAAGGTCCGACAGCTGCCGCAGGAGCTCCGAGCCGAGCTCGACCGCCTGCTGTCCGATGGCCGCCTCGGTATTCGGGAGGTCACCGATCACCTGCGCAAGCTGGGCGCCGACGTCAGCAAGTCGGCGGTGCATCGGTACAGCCAAGACTTCGAGCGCATCGCTGAGGACATTCGTCTGTCGCGGCAGATGGCCGAGGCGCTGGGGCGTGAGCTCGAGCAAGTGCCAGGCGACGCGGGGCGACTCGCCATCGAGTCCTTGCAGGCGCTGCTTCTGCGCGCACGGATGCAACTCGGCAGCGACGCCGATGGCATCGACCTCGAGGACTTCGGGCGCTTGGCGCGAGCGTGCAAAGATCTCGAGTCCGCACGGAAGTCGAATGTCGACGTCGAGATCCGGATCCGTGAGCGCACCGCTCGGGACGCCGCCGACGCGGCGGCGCAGGTGGCCACCGAGCAGGGGCTCAGCGAGGGAACTGTCGAGGCAATTCGCGCGCGCATCCTCGGGATCGCGCAGCGCGCAGCGTGAGGCCACCCATGATCACGACCTCCGAGCAGTTCTATCGAGACGCGGCCAAAGCATGGTGCGAGTTCGCGACGCGGGGCGTCGGGGGTCGCCTTGCCAACGATCCGGTCTACCGCTGGATCACCGAGGGGCGCGACAAGGGCCCGACCTACTCGAGCTGCGCCGACCTGGGGCACTGGCTCTTGTACCGTCTCGGCGTGCGGTGCGCGTTCATCAACCGCACCGAGCACAACGGTTGGCGCCCCGTCGTCAACGTCGCCCGCTTGTGCGCGCGCCCGCTCGGCTCCTGCCCCGTGGCTCGCCGACCTCACCCCGGCGAAGCTCTCCTCACCGGAGACATCATCATCTCTTGGGCGCGACCCGACTCGAGCGACGCGCACGTGATGGTCGTCAACGACTTGGATGACCTCACCCTGCGCACGTGGGACCTCGGCCAAGGCCCGATGGTGGCCAGCGCGTGGGCGAACGGACGCCAACACATCGAGGCCGCACGGCGATCGCGTCGAGCGTGGTGGTCGGGTGGCGAGCTTCACCTGCAGAACGGCAAGATCGTGCGCTCGATCATCTCGCTTCCCGAGGCGTTGCACTTCGCCCGGACGAACGACGAGCTCGCACCTGCCGACGCCCCAACCGGCGAGCGACTCGACGAGCTCGAAGGGTGGATCGATGGCTGAGCAGCTGCCGCAGATCGCCGACGGCGAAACGGTTCTGCTCGGCTATCAGCAGCGCTTGCTCGATGCGACGAGCAAGCATCAGGTCGTCGTGTGCGAGAAGTCGCGGCGCATCGGTGCAACGTGGGGCATCGGTGCCGACGCCGTCCTGACGGCGGGCGCAGACCGAGCGGCAGGCGGGCAAGACGTCTTCTACATCGGCTACAACCGCGACATGACGCGGGAGTTCATCGATACCTGCGCCATGTGGGCGCGCGAGTTCCTGCACGTCGCGGCCGAGGTGAGTGAGTTCCTGTTCATCGAACAGGGCGACAAGGGAGCCGACCGCGAGATCCAGGCTTTCCGGATCAACTTCGCAAGCGGCTTCGAGATCGTAGCGCTCTGCTCGCGCCCGCGTTCACTCCGCGGCCGGCAGGGCTACGTCATCATCGACGAGGCTGCGTTTCACGATGAGCTGAGCGAGCTCCTGAAGGCAGCTCTCGCCCTGCTGATCTGGGGCGGTCGGGTGCTCATCATCTCGACGCACGACGGGGTCGACAACCCGTTCAACCAACTGTGCGAGGAGATCCGCGCCGGCAAGAAGCCTTACAACCTGCAGCGGGTGACGTTCGAAGATGCGCTCGCCGATGGGCTGTACCGGCGCGTGTGCCTCAAGCGAGGCATCGTGTGGACCGAGCGGGGAGAGCTCGAGTGGGCACGGGACATTCGCGACCAGTATGGCGACGCGGCGCTCGAGGAGCTCGATTGCGTTCCCCGCCAGAGCGGCGGCAAGTACCTGCCGCGCACGCTGCTCGAGGCTCGCGCCGTCGATTCCCCCGTCGTGCGCTGGCAGCGTGACGCTGCGTTCGTCGACCTGTCAGAGCAGGAGCGCACGCGGCAGACCTTGGAGTTCTGCGAGACGGAGCTTGCTCCCCTTCTCGCTGCGCTACCTGCAGACCTGCGCCACTTCCTTGGGGAGGACTTCGGGCGCACGGGCGACCTAACGATCCTCTGGCCCCTCACGCTCCGGGCCAACATGGATCGGCACACACCGTTCGTGGTCGAGTTGCGAAACGTCCCCTTCACGACGCAGCAGCAGATCGTGAACTACATCCTCGACCGGCTCCCGCGACTGAGCGGCGCGGCGTTCGACGCCCGCGGCAACGGCCAGTTCCTCGCAGAGGTCACACGCCAACGGTACGGCTCGGACTGCGTTGCCGAGGTCATGCTGAGCGAGGGCTGGTACCGGGAGCACATGCCGCCCTTCAAGGCTGCGCTCGAGGACGGCTCGCTCAACCTGCCGCGGGATTCGTACATCATCGACGACTTCCGGGGGCTCGAAGTGGTGCGCGGCGTTGCTCGCGTGGGTGACCGCACCACGGACAACCAAGGCAAGCGCCACGGCGACGGCGCGATCGCGGGAGCGATTGCGTACTTCGCCAGCCGCACCCTCGACGCCGGCCCGGTCCGGTTCGCTGCGCAGGGCGGCTCCACATCACTCGCCGCTTTCCAGGGTGACCCTGGGATCGGACGAGAGGCAACCCGAACGACAGAGGCAGAATGGCAAGGTTTCTGAGTCGCAAGTTCCTGATCGCGGTGGGCACCATCGCATCGACGCTCGTCACCGAAGGTGACCTCGAAGCGCTGCACGTCGCCGTGATGGGTGTCGTCTCCGCTGTGTACATCCTCGCGCAGGCCGTGGTCGACGCGAAGGAGAAGGCACAGAAGCAGCTGAAGGAACTCGAGGAGTGAGGACCCTTCGTTACTGGATCGGCCGGGTCATGGTGGCGCTGCAACTGTCGCGTGACGTGCTGCTTGTCGCCTTGATCTGGCTGGTCCTGCTCTGGCTGACGATGTGCCAGAGCGGGTGCATGCCGCCTCGCGAACCGTGCGGCACCGAGCAACTCGCGGCCATTGAAGCCGCCTACATTGCCGAGGTTGTCGCAGCCTGCAAGCGAGAGGGTTCGAAGTTCGACGACTGTCACGCGCGGGGTGAGATCGAGCGGCGCTACGCCGAACTCAGAGAGGAGTGGGTGCGGTGTCGCTGAGCCCTATCGCCCTCGGGAAGGTGACGCAGCTCCTGGTCAAGCTGCCCACCAGCGCGGTCCTGTTGATCATCGACCTGCTCAGCGAGGCGCTGCGCTCGGGCGAGGACCCGGAACACTACCTCCGCAGACGACTCACCGCCGACACGGCACACCTGGGATCGCAAGAGACGGCGCGCAAGCTACTCGAGAAGAGCTGATGGGCAAGAAGCGGCGCAAGCAGAAGGGGCTCAGTGCAGAGTTCGCAGAGAACAGCGGACCTGTGATGGGCGAGATTGCGAGCGCCGCCAATGACGTTGCTCACCTCGGACGCTTCGCCGACGAGCTCGCCGAGTCGCGCGACGACATCGTGCGCACCCACGGCTCGGGCGACCTCCGCCTGTACCGGCGGATCGCGCGCGATGACCAGGTGTATGCGACCTGGCAACAGCGCAAAGCTGCCACCGTCTCCCGAACCTGGCACGTCGACCCGGGCGCAGAGGACGCGGCGAGCGTGCGTGCTGCGGACTTCTGGCGCGAGAACCTCAAGTCTCTGCAGTTCGACTCGATCACGTGGAAGATGCTCAACGGGATCTTCTACGGTCCGGGGTACGGCGAGTGCATGTACGCCGCGGATTCCGGACTCATCTACCTCGACAAGGTCAAGGTTCGGCAGAGCCACCGCTTCGCTTGGGGGCGTGACGGCGCACTGTTCCTGCTCAGGCCGGGTGGTCGCGATCGAATGCCCGAGCGCAAGTTCTGGACGTTCGTAGCTGGTGCAGAGGACGATGATGACCTGTACGGCATTGGTCTGGGCCACTATCTCTACTGGCCCGTATGGCTGAAGCGGAACTCGATCCGCTTCTGGGCACTCTGGCAAGAGAAGTTCGCGAGCCCCACACCGGTCGCTCGGGGACCAAGCGGGATGACGAACGACGAGGAGCGGAAGCTGCTCTCACTCCTGTCGGCGATCACGAGCGGCGGACGGATCGTGATCCCGAAGCACATCGAGCTCGAACTGCTCAAGGTGCTGAACGACTCCGGGGACAGCTACGAGCGTTTCGTCAACCTGCTCAACGCGGCCATCTCCAAGATCGTGGTCGGCCAGACCATGACCACGGACAACGGATCGAGCCGAGCGCAAGCCACGGTGCACATGGGTGTGCTCGACTTCGTCGCCAAGACGGACGCCGATCTGATCTGCTCGAGCTTCTCTGATGGGCCCGTGCGGTGGATCACCGAGTGGAACTTCCCTGGGGCGACGCCGCCCACCGTGTGGCGCGACTTCGCCGACGAGCTCGATCTCGACCAGCGCGCGAGCCGCGACGTGAAGATCAAAGAGCTCGGGTTCAGGCCCACCGAGCAGTACATCCGGGAAACCTACGGCGACGGCTACGAGCGAATGCCTGCGCCGGATCCCGGCGCGCCTACTGGCCCCGACTTCGCCGAGCCCCTCGACGACACGCGCACGTCTGTCGAGGAACTGCTGACCGACGGCTGGCAGCGTGTCATGGGTCCCGAGGTCGAGCGTCTCGAGCAGCTGACCGACGGCGCGAGCTCGCTCGAGGAAGTGCGCGATCGCCTGGGCGAGGTTGGTCGGGAGCACCCCGAGCAGCTGACCGAAGCACTGGCTCGTGTGATGTTTGCGGCGCGAGTCGCCGGAGTCGTCGAAGCTGAGGAGCTCGACAGTGGCGACAGTTGACCCCTTCGGCTTGCCTCCCGACGAGGCGATTCGCTGGTTCCGCGAGAAGGGCTACGCGCTCACGTTCGATTGGCGTGACATGTGGGAGCAGCAACACGCTCGCGCCTTCACCGTCGCCAAGGCCGGACAGCTCGACGTGCTCGCGGACATCCGCGAAGCGGTCGACCGCGCGATCGCCGAAGGTGTGCCGCTTGCGCAGTTTCGCAAGGAGCTAACGCCGCTGCTGCAGGCCAAGGGCTGGTGGGGCAAGCAGCAGATGCGCGACCCGCTCACGGGTGAGGATGCGCTCGTGCAGCTCGGCTCACCGCGTCGACTGCGCACCATCTATCAGACCAACCTCCGCATGGCGATGGCGGCAGGGCGATGGGAAACCATCGAGCGCACCGCTGCGCGCCGCCCGTACCTCCGCTACGTCGCAGTGCTCGACGGCCGCGAGCGCGAGCAGCATGGCGGCTGGCACGGCACGGTGCTGCCCTACGATCACCCGTGGTGGAACACGCATTACCCACCGAACGGATGGGGCTGCCGGTGCAAGGTTCAGCAGCTCAGTCAGCGCGATCTAGACCGATTCGGTTACAACGTCTCGAGCTCGGCGCCTCCCTTGCAGATGGTCGCTTGGACCAACGAACGCACCGGGCAGACGGTTCAGGTGCCGCGAGGGATCGCGCCCGGCTTCGCCTACAACGTTGGCAAGGCCCCGCGCGGATTCACCCCGCCCGACAATGCCCCCGTGCTGACGCCGGTCGTCGGTTTCCGTGACTACGGTCGCCCTCGAGCGCGTGACGTCTCAGGGCGTCAGCCGCCGCCGCAGCCGTGGCCCGAGGTTCGAAGCGCAGGTGATGCGCAGGCCACACGCGAGAGGTTCCGTCGCGAGGTCGGGATCCCAGCGGGGCGCGAGTCCGCACCCATCACCGATCCGCAGGGCATGCAGATCGACTTCACTGAGCGCTACCTCGAACACCTGCTCGAGCGAGAGCCGCAGCGCGCAAGCTTCGTGCCCTACGCCATCGACACGGTGCGCAACCCCTACGAGATCTGGATGGTGCCGCACCGGCGACGTGACGGTAGCGTGGTCATGCGCCGACGCTACGTCAGCCTGTACGATGGGAGCGAGGGCGGCTTTCAGATCGTCGTCGAGCGGACCGACGACGGCTACGCCGCTTGGACCTCGTACCCACGGCGAGACATCGACTCACGAAGGGAGGGTTACCTTGTCCACCCGTGAGAGCAGCACTCGCGGGCGGTCACTCACCCGCGAGGCTCACGCGCGCAGCTTGGGCGGTAGTGACCCCGACACGCCGCGCCGCCCTTCAAGTGTACGGCGATGGTGGCAGTTCGCCACCGAGGAGCCCATCGAGAGCCACGTGCGAGCATGGGCAACTCGGCGACTCGCTCGCCGGTACGGCTTCAGCGAGGAGGGCGTTGGTGCAATCCTCGAAGCCACGGGCAGCCTCTTCGAAACCTGGAGCTGGCTATCGGCAGCAGAGCGACCTGAGGACGAGGCAACGATCCTCGAGATCGTGCTGCGCGAGCCGTTTGAGCTGTGGGTCAAGTCGCTCGAGGCACCTCAGGACCTCAGCTCAGGGGACGACGCTGGACCCTCGGCAGCGGCGCTCCTGAGCGCCCCGTCGAGCCCGCGCCCACGGGCCCACCAAAACCCTCCGGCACCATGTCGAGGCTGCGGGCTCGACGCCCACAAGTGTGCCCTCGGTCCGTGGTCCCAATGCTGCCGAGCATGCGACCACCGGGAGGCGAGGTGACCGACCGTCGCCGTCGCCGCACAAGCTTCCCAGCGCCCACCCCGGGCGACGGGTGCGGCAAGCTCACCTTCGTCTCGAAGGACCACGCCAGACGGGGCAACCGGCGGGCGTCTTTTCGGGTGAGGGCGTACTGGTGCAAGCACCTTTTTGGGGGGACACTTCGCTTTTGTGGCCCACCCTGGGAAACTGGCGGGATTCCGTGGGGTTGCCGAAGTGTCCCCCTGCCGGCGGAAGGGTCGCCGGTTCCGTTGGGCAAACCGCGCTTTTCTCGGGGTTTCCGCGATCCAAAGTGTCCCCCCCCTGAACCCCGCTTCCGGGGTCCGATCGGGAATGCAGCCGTTTTCGGCTGCACGAAAGTGTCCCCCTGTTTTCGGCCCGATCCGGCTATTCTCGGCCCGGATCCCCCGGTCCCGTCGCGTCCCTCTCGCAGCCGTTTTGTCCCGCAAAGTCCCCGCGGGTCCCGGCTTGTCCCACCTCCGTGCCAACCCCCGCTCCGTCGTGCCAGGTCAGAGATCCCTTACAGCGCCGACCGAACTGCGTCCCCCTCCCTCGGTCCCAGGCGCCCCCGCGCTTGGGCTCCGCTAGAGTCTAGCAGGCCTTTCGGGGGCGGCGACCGGCGGGCCAGACCCCACGACGTCATGGGGCCGTAAGAAGCCGGCCCCTTTCCAGCGCCCCCGCGCCCGGAGCCGCACCCGCGCCCGGAGCCGCAGCGCGCCCGGAGCCGCAGCGCGCCCGGAGCTGCAGCGCGCCCGGAGCCTCCCAGCGCGCCCGGAGGGAGTCGAACCCCCGACCCGTGGATTAGAAGTCCACCGCTCTATCCAGCTGAGCTACGGGCGCAGAGCCTTGACCCGGCGCCTGAGCCGTCGTCGAGGCGGGCTCGATTTCGCACAGCCGCGTGCGGAAAACAAACCTGCCCGAAAACAAAGATCCAGGAATGCGCGGACGCGGAGTATCCTGGGCGGGCGCCGGCCGTGCGCTCAGGGGTGCGGGCCCGCGGAGGGAGGCTCAAGCAACGCATGAAGAGGGTGCTCACAGTGGCAAAGCACGGCTATCGGTATGTGTCCGTCGGGGTGTTCGTCTGCGGGATCGCCGCTTCGGCCTGCGGCGGCAGCACACCTGTGCCGGAGGAACCAGCGACGCCTCCCCCCACCGAAGAAGAGGTGGAGGGCTTGCCGGAAGCTCGCAGCGTTCCCGAGGAAGAAGACGCCGAGCCAGCGCCCACGGAGCCGAAGGCCGCTCCAGCGGAGGAACCCGCCTTCCGCGAAGGCATGAGTGTGGACGAGGCCATCGCGGCGGTGCCCCAGAGCGCACAGCGGGTGAACATCGAGCAAGACGCGTTGGCCGCGCCGCTCATGCGCCCGGAGCTCTACGAGCCCTGCGCGCTCAAGGGCAACCAGCGCTTCAAAGTTCGCGTCGCGGTTTGGAATGGGCGCGCCGTGGGGCTCGATCTCGACACGCAGCCGAAGAATCAGAAAGTCGAGGAGTGCTTGCGACAGCAGGTGGCGAGCGTCACCTGGCCCGACAAGGTGAAGTCCCTGAACACCGTCGAGTTCTCCTACTGA